GGGCGCAACAGAAAGATAAGAAAGAGTTAAAATACATACTTTCTGAGTTGAAATGCATCCAAGAGGCTGAATTACTTGAGAATGGTCTGACTGGAGACTACAATCCCACAATAACTAAGCTGTTATTGACAAAGCACGGATACACCGATAATCCTAATAGTAATCAAGGAGTTAGCGGGATAACCGTCAACGTCAACAGAAGTGGCGTTGTACTCAAGTCTGGAGGCCAGACGCTGGAGATTGACAGTACACCTGGCGTCACCCTGGAACATACCACAGAATAGGCTGTAAGGCGCCCGCAGAGGCCCGCTAAGGCCCTAAACGCCTCTACCCTACCCTACCCTACAGGGTACGCCTAAAACGGCGCTATCAGGCCCCTACACTGGGCATACCATGTACTAAGTAGTAATACGCATGCGGCATGGTAGGTGCGCCATCAGTGCGCCACGGTACAGGCATGGCAGGCATATCACTATAGATTACGCACACTTAGCACGTCACACCATGGGATTACTAATCCCTTTCTACGTACAGACTAGTCGGTATGGTCAGAGAATTGACGGGGGTAGGTCGAAGGCAGGCGGCCCTCGGAGTGTGATGGTGCCATGCCCCCAATCCCCCTGTAATCACCTGTAGCACCTTAACACTTAACACCAAAATCTGACCTTAACACCGATTTGGGCCCTCGCATTGTTAAGGTAGATATGTTAATCTTAACTCTCCTGATATGGAGGTGTTGAGATGAGTAGCATCATGGTAAAGGTTAATATTGCTGGAAATGATCTTGAGTTGACTACCGCTCAGTTTCTAGAGTTGCTTGGTTTGATGTTGGAGTTCACGGACCGGAAATCGTTGTTATCGACTTCTGAGCTAGTTAGGAGGCAAAATGCTCCTCCTCCGATCCGGCAATGGGGGGGTGAATTATGAAGCTAGCTGAATTTTTGGAGCAGAGTGGTTGGAGCAAAGCTGACGTAGCCCGGAAGTTGGGTTTGAGTCGAGCGGCGGTATCTGGATGGGATGAAGTTCCTGATAAGTGGGAATCGACGTTACATGCGGCGAAGCTTGAGAAGCCACCGGAGGTTGTGAGGCGAGTTTGTTCTCCGATGGATTTACCTGATGATGAGTTAAAAGTTCTCATTCGCAATCGTGCTGCGGTGAGTGATTTTGATTTATGTCAGGAGCGTGGTTGGAGGGTTCCTGAGTTTCATGAAGCCATAGCTGGCTGGGTGAAGAGAAACCCTTACAAAAAACCTGAGAATGGCTATGTTTCCCGGTATGTGAAGGGGGATGTGTCATGATTCGCATACGGATTGACACCGACGTAATTGAAACAGAGTTACTTGGCGGAATTGTTTATTACAAGAGGGGAGTCCCGTATGGTCGAGTGGTGATTGAGCAGTCTGTCACCAAGATTAAAAAAAGCACTGGTGAGACGTTTTACGACTGGGAGCCTGTTGAGGTGGTGGGGTGAAGCGTTCAGAGGTGATAGCTAGGCTTAAGGAGATGTTATCTGAATGGAACTGGTGGTGGGGAGACGTAGCGGTTATCGAAGAGGCCATTCGGTATTTAGAGGAATCTGAAAGGTTGGGTGTGGATTCGTGAGTGACTACAAGAATCTTACTACTGGTGATCTCCGAAGGATGGAGTATCAGTGTAATGAGATTCTGGACATGGGTAGTGAGGATTTCCGCAAGTCTGTCAAGTTTGGGGTGTTGAGATACCCCACGGAGTTAGAGGAAGCTGTTTTACGGTCCGATAATGGAAAGTTGTTGAGAGAGATGTTGTTAGGTGGTCGGGATATTTTTCGTGGAAGTGAGGATGAATCCTGAAGAAATTAGCGGGGAGGAAGAAATGAGTCAAGACGAAGTGTATTTAGATGGTAAATGGGTGAAATTTGCGAGTCTTTCAGAAGCCAAGAAGAATGCGATAATTGCTTCGCGTAGGGTGCCTGACAAAAATATTGCGTTTGATAGGGGTAGCTATGAATCTTTGTTCAGACGAGACAGGCTAGCAAATGAAAAGGACAAGAAATAATTTATTTTCTGTCCGCAGTATTAATTCAAGGGGCTTCGGCCCCTTTTTTATGGAGTAAATTATGTCAGTAACAGCGGCAGCATTGCAGGCAGCGGGAGATTCCGCGAATACGTTGAATACATTTATTGTCCAGCAGGGTCCGATTGCGCTGGATGCAACCTATGACTCATTTTATGTTGTAGGCAAGGTTTCGCCTTATGCCGGACGGTCAATGTGGGTGTGTACTATTGCGGCTGAGAATGCGGCAACGCAGGCAGCGGATGTACTTACTGCTCTTGCAGCGGGTCCGGTTGATAATAACTGCGTAGCCCCGACTGCGCCTGCTTAGGAGATAGATATGCCAATTCAAAATCCAGTAACAGTACTTGGAGTGGATGCTAGTGGTAATTCGGTCGCAGCCAGTGCCTCTGCGGGACTTCCTACCAAAGAAACAGGTCTTATGGCTGGTGAGCGCAATCCTGACTCACTGGCAGGATATATGGCAGCAGTACCTGAGTGTGAATATGCCAGCGTTACAGCCGACACGGATATATCATCCAGTGCCCCTGGTCTTTTATTAGGAGTTTTAGTCACGGTTGCCACGGCTTCTGATGTGATTGAAATCCGTGACTCGAATGCAGCAGACGCTGGGACGGTTGTTCTTTCTATCCCTGCATCTTCTGCTATCGGCACGTTCTATGACCTGAAAGGTGCCAAGTTGGATACTGGTATTTACGCTGACTTTACAGGTACTGGTACTATTGTCGTATTGTGGAGATCTCAGTGAGCAGAAGAACTGTCCCCAAAAGATACGCCAAGGATTACGGCACAGCGCTGATCACTGATTTTGAGGCTTCCTTAACCTCTGTTGGCGGCTCACCGACACAACCAGCAGCCGCTGCTGATCAGAACGATGCTACTCATTTTTTGAGTGGGACCGGCGCATGTCATGTAACAGTTGATGACCCTGGCGGGGATAGTATTGCTTTACTCCGGTTTAACGATGCGACAGTTGATTGGACGAGAGTCGATTCGGTGAACATTTGGGTCTATGACGCAACCCAAACTGATACAGCCACGTCATTAGCAAGCGATCTTCAGCTAAAGTTTTTTCTGTACGAGTCGGCATTTCAGACAACGGGAACGGGGTATCAGGATTCCGGCGTTGCGGGTACTCGTCCTGCGGACCGATTTACGCCTAACCATTGGAAAGTCTACACCATTCAAATTGCTGACATGGTTGATGAAACAGCCGGTGCTAATATTGGTTCACCGGGCGGGCTTGATGCAATCGTATGGTATGCCATACAAATATCCAGTAGAGGGACCGCTAGTGTAGCAAACTGCTGGATTGATTCCGTCTACCTGAACCAAAGGGCAAGGTCAAAGATACTCTGGACGTTTGACGACGCTTTGGCTTCAGTTAAGGATGAAGCCTATGACTATATGAACCCTCTAGGATTAAAGGGCACGGCATTCACACCAAGCAACGTCCTTATCGCTGGATCGAATCTAACCTTAGCTGACGCGCAAACCATGTATGCCAATGATTGGGATATTGGCAATCACTCTAACAGTGCAACAGAATTGGATGGTGTTTCCACAGCGCAAGGGATAGCTAATCTGGATGAATGTCGGGATTATCTGATAGCTAATGGAATGCCACGAGGGGCGAATTTTATTGCCTATCCTGGTAATAAGTCAACGGTTGATTTAAGAACAGCTTGTCTTACAAATGGGTATCTATGGGGTCGTGGTTCCAGTACGGCAAACGACAATTACATGCCGGTCATAGGCCATCCTGATGTCGAGGACCAATGGCCGCTCGAAAGGTTCGGCGGGTGGAATGTTCTTGCAATCAACGAGACTGATTATGATGCAGGTGCTGGTAGTGGCGCAAATATTAAAGCCTCCATTGATGCAGCGGTAAAGTATGGGCGGACAGTCTTTTTGATGGTACATGATATTCCAACCAGTGGGGCAACAGGGAACGAGATCAACCAAGCGAATTTTCAGGATTTAGTCGATTACACCAAGGCCATTCAGGACGCTGGAAAGGCTGATGTTGTAACTATCTCCCAGTGGTATGAAGGTTTGAGCAATCCACGACTGACAACGGACCGGGCTACAGCATAGTGTTTAAGTATGAAAATCTCCCTCCCGAATAATTGGCATCCTAGACAATATCAGGTGCCATTATGGAATTATTTAGCACAAGGGGGGAAAAGAGCAGCCTGTTGCTGGCATCGCCGAAGCGGTAAAGACGACGTAATGCTTCATCATAATGCTTGTTCTGCGTTTGAGAGAGTAGGCAACTATTGGTACATGCTCCCCCAATATGAACAGTGTAGAAAAGCCATCTGGAACGCCATCAACCCATCTACAGGTAAAAAGAGGATAGACGAAGCCTTTCCTGTCGAAATAAGAAAAAAAACACTCGATAATGAAATGTTCATCGAGTTCAAAAACGGTTCGACTTGGCAGTTGATGGGGAGTGACAAATACGACGCTTTAGTAGGTTCTCCGCCGATAGGTTTAACTTTCTCAGAATACGCCCTCTCAAACCCCTCAGCATGGGGGTTTCTAAGACCAATAATGTTGGAAAATGGAGGTTGGGCGATATTCAACTCGACTCCACGAGGGAAGAATCATTTCAAGAAGATGATTGACTTCGCCGAACACTCTGAAGACTGGTTTTCACAAAGATTAACGGTCGATCAGACAGGAATATTCAATAACGACCAATTATTGAACGAACTGAAAGAACTCCAGAGTGAACACGGAGAATCTTATGGTAAAGCCATCTGGTTACAGGAGTATTACGTCAGCTTTGAAGCAGCTCTCCCCGGTGCGATCTGGGCTGAAGCGCTTACGAAGGTCGTTGTCGAGAATCGGGTTCGAGATATCCCATATGACGACGAATTCCCTGTTTTCACGGCCTGGGACTTGGGTCGGGACGATGATACAGCGATTTGGTTCTATCAGGTAATCGCTAATGAAATCCGGATAATTGACTATTACGCGAATAATTTCAAGGAAATCCC